TGCTTAAAATGGATAATACGAGCTTTGTCATGGGTTACTATTATCAAGTTGTTTTATCTGTTAAAGATGTTGACGATAAACTTGTAGGACTAGTCGGAGATGTTTTGCGAAACGGTTGGCATATGACGAACTGGTCAGAGAATAGCCATTTGTACAATTATACTGGTACTGTTTATTTGCCTTGTGGTGCAGGTGGTCAAGCATGGCAATGAATTCACTTAATACATCAATCATAGCTAAAGAAATGCAAACTAAAGTAACAGAACGCATGGGCGATTGGTTTGAAGCAGAGTTTAAGGCTAAGGCAAATGCTGCAAGCCGAAGAACTAGATTAATCAGAAGTCACGGTCATACCTATACTTATGCCAGATATCAAAATACTGGGGAATTGTCAAGAAACTTAAAGCAAGTTAAAAAAGGCGATAAAGTAGTAGTTGATGCAGGTACTAGGGCTAGTTACACCAGCGGTTATCATGGTATGTATTTCTTGGTTGAAAAAAAAGGTATGGAAGACGTTAAAACAACATTGAAAAAAGGCTCTAATTATGCTAATTCAATGAAATTATAAAAGTAGAAAGTGGCTTAATTACATTTGATTGAAATTAACAATAATGGTATTTTTAAATGAGTTTAGATAATTTTAGAAAAAGAACGATTGTATGGGATACGGTCAATAAAGACTTCCCACAACCAATTCAAGTAATGCAAGGCGACGTCAACGCTAGAACATTGTCAGTTAAAATAATTGATAATGGAGGCGAAGTTGATTTGACTGGTCATTCATTAAAACTTACATATCAATATACTAATAGCAGTAATTCAGGCTTTGTTATGATTCCTCCTGAAAACTTAACTAAAGGAGAGTTTCTTTTGGTAATTCCTACCGAAATGACAAAACCTGGAGTTATTGAAGCGAACTTGATTCTTCTCAATGAATATGAAGAACAAGTTATTGTCAGTAAGAATTTAACATTTATATCAGATAATTCTACGGTCACAGCCCTAGCTCAAGAAGTAAATAATAAGATTGATGATTTTACGAAATTATTATTGGAAAATATGCCACAAGTACTGCGTAGTGAGTTGAATGACTTACATGCTCAAACTGATTCAAACAAGAGCAATATTGAGCTTAAAGCAAATCTAGCTGATATGACTAGCTTACAAAGTGCAATGACAGAGCTTAAAAATGAAGTAGAAGCACTTGGTATTAGTCCTGAAAATTTAGTGACTATAAAATCGCTATTAGTTGCAATCGCAAGTAACGCCAGTGAATCAGAAGTAGTTGAACTAATAAATTCAGTAAAGGCTTTAACAAGTAATGTTTCTCTTATGAGTAACGGAGATTACTCCCCTAAAGCTAATCAAACTGATTTAGAAAGTTTACAGCATACTGTTAATAATCAATCAGCGACTATTTCAACAAAAGCTGAACAAGCAGAAATCATCCAAGCAAGAGGAGGTCAGTCGAGTTTAGATGCAAGATTAGATGGACTAGATGCAAAAGATACTGACCTTCAAAATAAAATCAATACAATTTTTTCGGAAGTTTCAGATATACGCATTGGATTTGACGGAAAAACATATGCAACAGCTGGAGACGCTGTCAGAAAGCAATTTTTGGGAATTAACGAAAAATTAACGAAAATTACAAAACCTGACGGCAACAAATTAGTATATTCAAAATATGGTGGAAATAATCTTATTAATAAAAATGATTTAATAGCTGGTTATTATATTAATAGTTCTGGGGTTATGACTCAATCGGAACCTTGGTATGCAACTGATTACATTGATGTAAGTGACCATGTCTATCTAAATTTGCAACGAGGAGTTGGCTCGTCAAGCTGGTATGATTCTGGGAAAAACTTCATATCCAGTTTTACGCCAAACGGACCAGTATCTGTACCAGTTGGTGCAAAATATATTAGATCATCAATATTAAATATTTTTATCAATACCGCTTATATTGTTGATGGTCAAAGAAATGTTGAAGGTCCGAACGCCGACTTAAATGGTTATCCATTAATGACAAAAAGGCCTTATCGGGACGGATTTCAAAAATTTACAGTTAGGGTTAATAAATCAAAACCAGTTAATACAACAGCAAATGACCGTAACTACGAGGGAGGAACGTTTGAAGATGTTGATTGTCACCTATATATGCCATCAAATTTCTATTCACCATTCGGGAAACCATGTAAGTTACTAATGCTTTGTCATGGAGCCGGTAAAGGGGCCATAGGTTGGCAGTCTGTTCCGAGCTACGTGGCAATGATTAAAGCATTTTCATCAAATGGCTATTTTGTCTTTGACTGTAATGGCTTTTCAAACGATGCACTCGGTTGCTCATTTTGGGGCGACCAGCGCGGTTTAACGGCTTGGAGAAAAGCTTATCAATATGTTACGGATCATTATAATGTTGAAGAAGAATTTTCGGTTTACGCATTTTCTATGGGCGGCTTGACCGCTCTTAACTTAGCATTTCAAAACTTACCAAATATAAAATCTATCGCCTTGGGTAGCCCTGTAATAAATCTGGAGGCTGCTTTTCACGCAACCGACGGGACACAAAATGTCATAAAAGTTTTATACGGTATGGGTGACGCTTGGGACGCAAAAAAAGCCCAAGGGTCAAACCCTTACGCAAATTTACTTGATATAGGTGGTACAGAGGTTGTTGTCAAACCTTTAGCGCCAATAAAAATTTGGTATGGAAGCACAGAAACTAATAACACTGGAAATCCAGCTGTTGAAAAAAACTACGCAAAAAGGTTTGTAGATGCCATAAATAATGGTGGAGGAACAGCTCAGTACAGAGAGGTTGATGGAGGTGTGCACAGTCTATCATACGGTGCAAATCCAAATGTGACAAATGAAATTATCACATACTTAAATAGATTTAGCTGGGGAGGCGAATAATGCCAATCGAACACTCAGAACTAATATCTCAATTTCATCGTCTGGTTACACGACTGGCACATGACAGAGCATCTGTTCAGCAGTAATTGGTTCAACAACAATATATTATTGGAAACGCACTGCATAAAAATATAAAAAAAGAAAAGAGAAAAATGAAATTAGATTATAACTCACGCGAGATTTTCTTTGGTAATGAAGCTCTAATCGTAGCTGATATGTCAAAGGGGAGTAACGGAAAACCAGAGTTCACTAACCATAAAATTGTAACTGGTTTAGTATCAGTTGGCGAAATGGAAGACCAAGCGGAAACTAATAGCTATCCTGCTGATGACGTACCAGACCATGGAGTTAAAAAAGGCGCTACCTTACTTCAAGGCGAAATGGTATTCATTCAAACAGACCAAGCGCTTAAAGAAGACATTTTAGGTCAACAAAGAACAGCAAATGGCTTGGGTTGGTCTCCTACTGGTAATTGGAAAACAAAATGTGTTCAGTACCTAATTAAAGGACGCAAACGTGATAAAGTTACAGGAGAATTTATTGACGGTTATCGTGTAGTCGTTTATCCTAAATTGAAACCTACAGCAGAACCAACGAAAGAATCAGAAACAGATTCAGTAGACGGTGTAGACCCTATTCAATGGACTTTGGCAGTACAAGCGACTGAATCAGATATTTATTTGAATGGCGATAAAAAAGTTCCTGCTATTGAGTATGAAATTTGGGGAGAACAAGCAAAAGACTTTGCTAAGAAAATGGAAAGCGGACTGTTCATTATGCAACCTGATACAGTTCTAGCTGGTGCAATTACACTTGTAGCTCCTGTTATTCCTAATGTAACTACTGCTACAAAGGGTAATAATGACGGAACAATCGTAGTGCCCGACACTTTGAAAGATTCTAAGGGTGGAACTGTAAAAGTAACATCAGTGATTAAAGACGCACAAGGGAAAGTAGAAACAAATGGACACCTTGCGCCCGGTGTTCATCTCGTAACGTTCTCCGCTGACGGACATCAAGATGTTACCTCAGGAGTTTCAGTAACTGACCATTCATAAGACTAAAAATTAACTAAGTAAAGGAATATATACAAAAAAATGGCAAAACAATTAAGCACAGCACGTAAATTTAAAATGATTACTGGGAAAGACCTTTTCCAACAACAAAAGGCAATGGATACAGAGCTTAAAAAAGAAGATGGAGAAATTACTGATGTAATGGAATTCGTTCAATATGGTTTATACTTGGCTCTTTTTCAAGATAACATTGTAAAAGCTAAAAGTGACTTTGCAGACTTCCGTTCTAGCTTTGAGTTCGATACTGACGGTAAAGGGCTTAAAGAACTTGTCGAATTGTGGCAGAAAGAAATTTAATGAGCTGAAAGGACTGTAAATGATTTTAAAACATGCTATTAAATATTTAGAACTAACTGGTTCAGACTTTATTACAGATTTAAAAGACTTTGCAGACCTACAAAATTCTTTTGTCGCTGGATATATTCCTGATGACTTTACAGAGCAAATGGAGAGCTTTACAGACAAGTTATTGATACTTTGGGTAGATTGTAACGGAGGACTGCAAAACGCCTTAGACGATAAAACAGAGCTTCCTACAACTAACGAGTTAATCAATATCTTCTGTAAGACTGTTTTTATTAAAGAAAAAGAGGAAACGGAAGACGATATGGTCTTCTTTTCTTCTAGTTCATTGATTAAGAAAAAGAAAGATACTGTAAAGGAAAATAAAACTTTGGAGCTTTTGACTGTTTTGGGTAATAGTGAAATTGATATAACACAGTTCATGGAAATGGAATTAGAACTTGTTTATAAAATAATTGAACTTATTGCAGAGAAGAAGAAAGAGGAAAAAGAAAAAGAGAAAAGGCGTAAAAGAAAGGGTATGTAATGGCAAGTAATGCAACATTTGAGGTCGAGATATACGGTAATACCACAAAGTTCGAGAACTCACTTAAAGGCGTTAATACCGCAATGTCAGGGCTTAGAGGAGAAGCTAAAAACTTACGTGAAGCTCTAAAACTTGACCCAACAAATACCGGGAAAATGGCGCAATTGCAAAAGAACTTACAAACGCAGTTGGGCTTATCACGTGACAAAGCAACAAAATTAAAAGAAGAGCTTGCTACTGTAGATAAAGGGACGTCAGCAGGTCAAAAGAAATGGCTACAACTTACTAGAGATTTAGGCACAGCAGAAATACAAGCTAATAGGCTAGAGAGCGAAATTAAGCAAGTCGAGGGCGCTATTAGTTCAGGCTCTTGGAACATTGACGCTAAAATGGACACTAAAGGTGTTAATAGCGGAATTGAGGGCATGAAGTCACGCTTTAGTGGGCTCAGAGAGATTGCGGTTGGTGCATTCAGGCAAATCGGTGCAAGTGCTGTTAGTGCTGTCGGTAATGGCTTAAAAGGCTGGGTATCTGCCGCAATGGATACTCAAAAAGCCATGATTACCTTGAAGAACACAATGAAGTTCAAAGGAAACGGTAAAGATTTTGACTATGTAAGCAATTCTATGCAGAAGCTCGCTAAAGATACAAATGCAAATACCGAAGATGCTTTAGAACTTTCAACAACGTTCATTGGTTTAGGCGATGCTGCTAAAAAAGCGGTCGGTAAAACGGAAGCATTAGTAAAAGCTAACCAAGCATTTGGTGGTACTGGCGAACAATTAAAAGGTGTAGTTCAGGCTTACGGTCAAATGTCGGCAGCTGGTAAAGTTACTGCTGAAAATATTGGACAATTAACTGATAATAACACAGCCCTTGGTTCTTCTTTAAAAGACACTATTATGAAAATGAACCCCTTATTACAGCAATACGGTTCTTTTAATGACGCTGTTTCAGAAGGCGCTGTTACAATGGGTATGCTCGACAAGGCTATGGAAAAAATGGCTAACGGTTCGGGCGGTGGAGTCAAAACTATTGGGGACGCGTGGGACAGCTTCACTGAAACAATGGCAATTGCTTTAATTCCTACACTTGACGCTTTAACTCCTATTATTAGTGGTTTAATAAACCAGATGTCTGACTGGGGCGAAAGTGCTGGTAAAACTATAACAAAGGTTATTAAGTATTTTCAAGACTTGTTTCAAAAACTTCAAGAAAATGCAGCCACTTTAGCCTTTTTAGAGGCTTGGGATAACATAAAAAGCGCATTTGATTCCATAGTTTCTATTATAGGGAACGTCATAAATTCATTTCTTGGAATAAATACAGAAACAACAAAAAACGCAACAAGTATAGATAACGTAGCAAAGAGCATAGCTGTATTTGCTGGTAAACTGTCAGAAATAACGAAAAAAATAGCTGATTTTCTGGAAAAAATTAGTAAAAGCAAGGAAGCAATGGATAATATAAAAGTAGCTTTAGTTGCTTTTGCTGGTGCTTTCGTAGCTTTAAAAGTCATTAATGGAATTGTTAAGGCGATTGAACTTTATAATAACATAGTTAAAATTGGAACAGCTATACAAGGTGCTTTCAATGCTATAATGGCTATAAATCCATTCGTGGCTCTTGGCATAGCAATCGCAGCCATTGTTGCTGGTCTAGTTTACTTTTTCACTCAAACCGAAACAGGTAAAAAGGCTTGGGCTAGTTTTGTAGACTTCTTAACGAGTGCATGGGACAAAATAGTTTCATTCTTTAGCGGTATTGGTCAATGGTTTGCTGATATATGGAATGGGGCAGTTGACGGAGCAAAAGGAATCTGGCAAGGTTTAGTTGATTGGTTCCACGGAATTGTACAAGGTATTAAAGATATTTGGAACGGGATAAAAACATTCTTTACTACCTTATGGACGACTGTTGTTACTGGAATTAAAACAGCATGGGCAGGAGTTACAGGGTTCTTCACAGGGCTATGGGACGGAATAGTAAATGTTGTTACAACTGTATTTACAACCATTACTTCTTTAGTGACAAACGCTTATAACTGGTTCGTTACAACTTTCAAACCTTTAATTAGTTTCTTTCAATCTATATTTGGGCTAGTTGGTTCAATAATTAACTTAGCTTTTCAACTTATCTTGGCTATAATTCGAGGCGCTTTCCAATTAGTTAAGTCAATATGGAATACTGTTATAAGTTTCTACGCCGGAATATTTAATAGTGTTAGAAATATTGTAGCAAATGTCTTTAGTGCTATAGGTAGCTTTGCTGGGAAAGCTTGGAATGTATTAGTCGGAGTATGGAATGCAGTAGCTGGGTTCTTTGGCGGTATATTCAACGCTGTAAAAGGAGTTGTATCATCAGCATTCAGCGCAATCGGTAGCTTTGCTGGGAAAGCTTGGGAATTTATTAAGTCAATATTTAATACTGTTATAAGTTTCTACGCTGGCATATTTGATGGTGTTAGAAATGTTGTAGCAAATGTCTTTAGCGCTCTTGGTAAATTTGCTTCAAATGCTTGGGACTCAATAAAAAATGTATTTAACGGAGTCGGTAGCTTCTTTGGTAGAGTATTTGACGGTGCTAAAAATGCAGTTAGCAGAGTATTCGACGCTTTTGGAAATATTGCTTCTAATGCTTACAACTCAATAAAAAATGTATTTAATGGTATTGGCGGCTTCTTTAGTGATATATTTGGAGGAGTAAAAAATACGATAGATAACGTTCTAGGCGGTGTAGAAAATACAATTAAAAATATCAAAGGTGCAATTGATGGAGTTTCTAAGACTGTCGGCGGACTGTTCAAAGGTTCAATGGTAGTAGGCTTAACAGATGTTAATTTATCTTCTAGCGGTTACGGTCTAAGCACTAACAGCGTATCAAGTGATAATAGAACATATAACACATTTAACGTACAAGGTAGTGCTGGTCAAGATGTTTCTAACTTAGCACGCGCAATCAGACGAGAATTTGACCTAGGGAGGGCTTAATGGTAAGACAGTACAAAATACATACCAACTTAGACGGAACGAACGACAAAGTTTGGGACGTCACAAATGGAAAAGTTAGGTTTTATCAGCCCTCTAATTTAGGGTTACAATCAACTAATAACATCTGGCAAAGTAATGGTATCGGAGTAATGGGAACTCGCTCGATCACTCAACCTCAAATAGAGTTTAAGTTAGAAACGTTTGGCGAAAGTTTGGAAGAAAACTATCAATTAATGAAAGACTTCGTAAACGATATTCTTAACAAAAAATTCGTTACACTTGAATATCAAACGGAAATTTTTCAGGTATATGCTGACTTAGCTTTAGCAGATGTCACAAAGACAGAGGGTTACGGTAAGAACGGAACTTTCAGCGAAAAGATAACTTTTGATATAATTACAAAGTGGTACACTTACGAAAATTTAACTTTTGAGAAAATTCAAAATGGTAAAGTTATCGCTGGTAAGTCTAAAATTTATGGTGGAACAGCACCAGGAAGCTATAAGTATGTCAAAGGAACTTCTTACACTTATTATGGGGAAACAAATATAGAACGATTAAGTCGCTGGGATATAAAAGACGAAATATTTAGTTTTATGGGAATATTATATCCGCAACTTCCTAAAACACCTACTGGAGTTAGATTTTTAGACGATATTGGAAATGAATATACTGCAATTGTATTTAAGACGGAACAGGTACAGAATTATATTTTAATCAATACAGATGTAAATGATGAAATTTATCAAGGCTGGAACGGAACGACTTCATTGAATTTGTTCCCTGTAATGGACTTCGAGAGATACAGAACTCGTATAATTAAAAAAGGCCAAATGGAGCTAATCAACTTAAGTAAGGCAGAGCTTAAAATCAAGAGAAAGGCGGACTTCATTTAATGTTAGAAGCTAACGTTTATGATAACTTTAACCCTAACTATTATAATATATCTGATTTTACTCTTCCTAATGGTAAAAAAGACAAAAGAGGTCTACCAATACCAAAGGCAAGATGTCAAGTTATTAACTACGAACTGTGGGAAACGGGTTACCTTTACACTTCATCAGCTACATTGACCGTTTCGGTAGAAGTTGGCGATATTGTTCAAATTCTCTTTCCTGAAGTTGTTCCAATTGAGGAAGCTCTAGGTAAAAAGAAAAAGCTGAATTTAGATATGGTTTACCTTGTGACAGATGTAGATGAAAGTAATAAAGCTACGTTAAAGAACTATTTTTGGGCAATGATTGAAAGCCTTGATGTTCCGAATGCAATAACTAAAACTAAAACGACAAACTCCGCTATCATTGACTATTTGATTGACCCTAATAAGAATGATTTAATGAGTTATGGCTACTTTTTCAATTCAAGTATCTTTGCTGGAAAGGCTACAATCAACCGTAAAGCAGAAACTTCATCAGCTACTGACGTAGCAAAAAGGATATTTTCCAAGGTTCAATTCCAACCAACTACAACCATTCAGCATGCTTCATCTGAAACAGACCCCAGGAACTTGTTATTTATTAATTTTGCTTCAAGGAACTGGAATAGAAAAAGAATCACAACAAGGGTGGATGTTAAGCAAAATGTGGCAATGGACACGGAAACAATAGTAGAACGTTCAGCTCATAATTTTGCTGTCGTATTCATTAAAAACAAAGCAACTGGCGATTACACAGACGCTCCTAAAATGTATACAGCAAAAAATAACGGAGATGTTGTAGATTATATTACTTATCATGGAGACGGAACAGATTTGCCAGAAGTAAGGACACCTAAAACATTATTTTATGATAGAGATGACCACGGAAACCCGCCAGATATATCTACTATTAAAGCTGAAATTTCACCCTCCACGATCGTCACAAGGTTATTCTTTAATCAAAACGAACTTTTGCCTTTGTATGTTAATGACTTAGTAGATATATGGTATGAGGGTAAACTATATTCAGGATATATAGCAGACAGAGTTAAAACAGAGTTCAATGATAGGCTTATTTTTGTAGAAAGTGGAGATAAACCAAATGTTATATGAGTATGTAGCTACTTACGGAGACAAATATAGAATAGATAGCTTTAAAGGGCATAGAGAGCTTCGTAAAGACCACTTAGAACTATTGCAAGGTAAAGTATACTATAACGGCAAAAACACGCTTAGAATCGAAACTACGCTCTTGTACGAAGTCGGCCAATTTGTATCAATTGGTGGTTATCCTTATGGCGGTAGAAAATTTAGATTATTAGAATTATCAATTACTGATAACCCAGTTTTAGATAAAGCGAAGATAATTTCAAGAAAGGTTAAAAATGACAATTAAAAATTTCACGTTTTTTAGTCAAAATGGTATAGAGTTCCCGGTCGGTTCTAATAATGACGGAAAACTATACATGATGTTGACAGGAATGGACTACGGAACGATTAGACGCAAAGACTGGACAAGTCCGTTAAATACAGCCCTAAACGTACAATATGTAAACACATCAATTGTTGCAGGCGGGAGGTATTTTGAACTATTAGACGAAACAGTAGCTTTAAAGGCTGATTCTGTCAACTATATTCATGCAAATATTGACTTAACGCAAACAGCAAACCCTGTAAGTATATCAGCCGAAACATCAAATAATAGTAACCGTGTTGATATAAACAACGGTTCTGGCGTTTTGAAAGTTTGTTTTGATATTGTTACGACTTCAGGAACTGGTGTAACAAGCACTAAACCAATTGTTCAGACTAGTACTTTAGATATTATTTATGCAAATTATATGACAGTTAGCGGATCAATCATTGTACCAGTTCAAACGTTGACAGTTCAAACCGCTCCTGGTTTGCAATTGCAACTTACTAAAAAGAACGATGATTTAGTAATTGTTAGATTCCTTGGTAGTGTGGCAAATATAAAAAAAGGACAAACGATGTCTAGAACGTTGGTAGATAAACCATTTCGTCCAGCTGTTGTTCAAAGTCTTATTGGTCATCTTGTTGGAAGAAATAGTATTTTCCATATTGACATAAACCCAGATGGTAGTATTACTTGGTGGGGGGAAGATATTGGTAGTAACCCTTTGTCGTCACGCGGTAACGCAAGCTACTTTATTAAATAACAAAATAGAAAGTAAAACAAAATGGTAACTAGAATGATTTTAATAACTATCTTAATTTTGGCGATTTTATTAGCTACATGGGTTAAAGATAGAGAAGCAATGAATCCTCCTTTCAAACGTAGACTTGTGATTGATTTGACGGTAGTCTTCGCGCTATGGGTTTTATATGCAGTCTTTTACTTTACACAAACACCCTCAACTTCTGATATCGCTAAAACAGTGATTAACGTAGGCTTGTTGTACTTCGTAGGACAATTTATTTACTTAATCGCAAAAATTAGCCCTATGTTTGACGGTTTGGTTAAACTTATGAAAAAGAACGGTGTAAGTATTCCTGAAGCGGAAGAAGAACAAACGGAGGATAAAAAAGAATGAATATAACTAATGCTGGTGTACGTGGGCATAATCCTACTGGGGTTGTAATTCACAATGACGCTGGTTCAAATGGTGCTAACGCTGGCTTCTACAACAACTGGTTACCTAATCATAACCCTGAAAATGGCTTTGCTCATGTTTATATTGGAAATGACGGAAGATTGCAGGCTTCTGACTTCTCTAACATGGCATGGCATTGTGCTAACTCATACGGTAATGCAAATTATGCAAGTTGGGAAGTGTGCCAATCAGAGGGCGATTTAACCCAGTTCTTGAGAAATGAGCAAGCGGCACTAGATGATGTTGCTAAGTACATGAAACAATGGGGACTAACTCCTAATCATGATACTGTGAAGCTACATCAGGAGTTATCAAGCACAAGTTGCCCTAGACGTTCCGTGGAAGCTCATGGTGGCACGGTAGAGAGTTGTCGCTCATACTTTATCGCAGAACTAAATAAGCGCCTTACAGGGCAAACTGTAAGCACAGATAACAATAATACAACAGAAAGCGGAGAAATTGAAATGTTTCTAATTAATTGTAAAGACACTAAAAATTGGTATGTATGCAATGGAGTATCAGCACGACATGTTAAAACAACTCGTATGCTTGGCGGTTTCCAAGGTAAATTTGGAGCGATTAAGTTACCAGAAACTATTATGTATCAAAAGGAATTTGAAGCAGAGTATGGAAAAGTAAACTAAAAAAAATAATATAAAAAAGACAGCTTTATAGCTGTTTTTCTTTTGTAAATGAAGATATCCTACTTTCTATTTTTTGATTTTTAATTTGCTATCTATTTTATATTTTACCAAGTAGCCCATGCAGTTCCACCTGAACCTTGGTATATACTTACTGCTTTATCTAAATAATCTTGAGGGCTTAAATTAGATACTTGCCCATGTACACTTTGATTAATCTGTAATAGTCCCCAGCACCCAATAGGGTTTTCAACATAAGGGTTACCGCTAGATTCCTTGTAAATAACATCAAGCCATTTACTAGCACTTACTCCTATCTTGCTTGCTAGGTATTCACTAGCCTGTTCAGGACTTACGCTTGACCAATCACTTCCAATAATGCTATTAGTTTCTGTGTTTGGTGCAGCCTCTATACTAACTTCTTGCGCCCTTTCGGTATTAGGTTGTTCAGTCGCCTTATCATGCTCTCTTGCTATTCGGTCATCTTCAGCTCGTTTTTCGGCTTCAATTCTTCGTCGTTCTTCAAGTGCTTTCTCCTTAGCTTGTCTTATATGCTCATATTTTGCTTTCTCTTGCGTTTTAAACTCTTGTTCATATAATTGTGCCACAATATCATTAAAGCCCTTGTCCGCCTTTTTATGAGCCTTTTGAATCATCGCTATACTTCTAGTTGTGTCATCTGTTAAAATAAAAATAATTATTCTCCTATTCCATGGTTTAATTGCTTACCTGATTAATTGCTTCAATAATATTATTGCCAGCATTTATTAGAATTTCATCACTTACAGTTACATTCTTTCTTGAAAATAGCTCGTTCTCAATCTTCATAAAGTGCATTGCTTTAGCTAAAAATTGAGCAGATGACTCATAATATAATGTTTCTAGCTCATCATCTGAAAGCTGTGTTAAATCATCATTAGCAAAAGTTGTTAGTTTTCGCTTAATCTCTTTGCCTTCATCATCTTCTTCTATGTAAAAACGTTTCATCTATTCATTCCTCTAATTTCAAATTTTTCAATAATATACCTTTTAGAGCCAAGCTCAAATATTATTAGATAATTATTAAAAGGGTCATTCTTATTCAAGTCATTAGCAATCTTTCTAGCTGTTTGCTGTGGATATTTTGACCTATTTATTTCACTTGTATAATTGTGTAAGATTATCTCATTGCCTCCCTTTGCATTCTACGCTTCAAACGTTGCTTATGCAGATATTCTTTGCTTGGCTTTAAACTAGCCAATAACTCATCTAATAAGTCCAAAACCTTTCCTCCAGAACCTGCACTATCCATTTTTTTAAGTGTAAGCTCGTGCATTTCATCATCATTGAAAAACATAGTAAGATAAGGGAATGCTACGGTATGCGGTAAACTCAAGCGTGATTTAGTTGTATGTAACTTAGGCCATGTACCTGTCTCATCTTTAATTTTTAACTCAAGCTGTGCCATTCCTATACCTTGTTCTTTCAGAACACTAGTGATTCTTTCATATAATTCTTCGTTTGTCATTATGCTATAACCTCAATTATTTCTGTATGCTTTTTAACTTCATATCTTTGTTCTTCTGGAAGCAATTCATTCCATTTTAAAGCCTCTTTTTTATTATAAAACTTACGTGATTTAATTTCTTTTTCCAATATCCAAGATACTGTGTAGTATGTAAATTCATCTTTCATTATCCAATTACTCCTGTCTTAATATTTAGTCTTTGCTGACTTGATAAGTGATATAAATTGCACCACTTACAGTAATAAGCTCTAACTGGTATCTTGCCAGCTTTCTTTTTGTTATGCTGGGCAGTAGCTATTGAATATAAAGCTCCCATTTTTGTGTATTTGCGTTTCTTACACATAATCTAACCACTCCTTAATCGCAAATAATTCAAAGCCGTTCAGCTTACTTTGTTTTTCAATTTCCACTTGGTTTCTATCTAGATCTATCAGCAGTTCAATTACAGGTCTACCGTTGTCAAGCCACCTGATGACTGTATTAGCTTTAAGTCCGAAATGCTTAGCACATTGAGCCTTACAGCTAAAGTGTAGTTCTTCTTCCGTTGTAGGGTTATAAGCTACGACCTTTATAGCTTTTTGTATTGCCACTATTTAACCTCCTTTCTATAAAACAATATTATCAAAATACTTTATATTTGTCAAGAATTAACTTTAGACCTCTTCAATAAATTCCAAGTATCTTTCATCAATCGCTTTTATCTCTTCTTTTGTAAACTCTGATTTAAAGTTATTTCTTTCTTCTTTAAACCCTAGGAAGAGGAACTTATCCCCTAGCTCGTTTTTAAAAGAGTTTAAATATCCTTTTTTGTTGTTCATCAATTTAACATTGTATTTTTCCATTTGTATCTCCTTAATTTCTATACAACTAATTGTATCAAAAAAAGTTCATACCGTCAAGCATAAACTATTTTTAATTATTTTATTCCTTCCCAGCGTTCAAAATCATCAGCTAGTTCTTGTATAAAGCCCATAATATCGTCAGTAGTGTACTCTGTAAGCTCATTCTCGTTACTTAAGTTAGCTAGTTCTTTGGCATAGTCTAAGGCTTTTTTATAGTCTTTGTCGTAGCTTTCACCCTCTTTCTTGCCAGCTCTTACTAGATACTTCAATACCTGCATTGTATACCAACCTGCAAGCTCTTCATAGTTAAAATTATGTTTCAAGTATTCGTTAAGTTCCACGCCGTATTCATTGGCATAGTGCTTATTTGTACCGTAATTCATTAGATGATTCCTCCAAGCCATGTAATACTCAAAATTGCAATCATAGCCAGCCATGCAATAGCGATAAGTGTAAAGCCGACACCTGCAACTATAATTAAAGTTTTTGCTGTTAAAACATATACTTTCATTTTGTTCTCCTTAATTTGATTGTCTGTATTTTTCCATTACTTTAGGGTATTTACTAACAAATTGCAATTGTTCTTGATGTAAACGACTTGACCAATGGAATAGTCTATCAATTTCTGCTAAAGCACTCAACTTTTCGTACATCTCTTTAATGTAAAATTCTGCATTCCCTAATGACTTCCAGTGTGCTGACGTTCTCACAGAGTACCCATTTTCAGCAAGTTTTTGTGCGTTTATATCAGCCTTTTCTTTTTTCTTCATCAGGCTATCAATCTCTTTAAATATAATCTTTAACAATTTCACTTGATAGTTTTGCACTATTTCTTCGGTTGTCATCTCTTCACCTCTTTCATAATTACATTCTATCAAATTGCTTTTACTTTGTCAAACATTAACTGTTTTTAACCATAAACAACTTTTCACATTTATCATTTCTTGTTCCACTTTGAATAGTACTACGTGCTTTATCAAAAGAATATACAACTTCAAAACGTTCATCTGAAATTGAATAGCTTGAAATTAGTACAATATTACTTTTGGACATTTCAAATGCCCAGTTATAAAACTCTTGGCTATTGAACGAATTGATATAACTATCTTGGGAAGTTCCCTCATAAGGTGGATCAAGATATAATATAGCTCCAGAAACTTCACTAAAATCATGATAACTTTTATTCGTTGCTTTTATTTTATTTACTTTTTGAAGTCTGTCAACTTGTTGAAGGTGTTGAAGTTGTTCTAAAGTTTTATTCTTTTCTAGCTTAGCGTTAAACCAATTCCAGTCCAGTCCAGAAGTAACTTTCTTATATGTTTCTGTTTGTTTATAACCGTCAAAAACGTCATGATTTTCAATTATTTCTTTAACTAGATTATATTTTAAATCTGAAATTCCTTTAGAATATAAGTATCCTTTCTTATTATTTCCGAAAGAATTAATCAGTAACTTTAAAAAATCATCTGTTGTCTTGTTTCCTTTATCCTTAATCTCGGTAAACTCCTCACGTGAAATAATTAGCGTTTTTATCCATTCACGGTCTTGAGAGATAACCCGTTCAAATGCGTTGGTTATATCCTTGTCTAAGTCGTTATAATGCACTTCTAAACCATTTAAAATACATTCGGCTGTAATTGCTCCGCCACCTCCGAAAATGTCATAAATCGGCTTGTCTGTGCCAAAGTTCTGTTTGATAATTTCAACTATTTTCTTGCTTATCTTTTTCTTGCTTCCTTGATACGGTAGTCCGATTGGTTTACCTTTTCTGATTTTCTTCTCGTCTAACTTAAGCATTAAAATTCCTTGTCTTTCTATTTTGGTGAAATTTATTCCAGTTTTCTATAAGTTCTAGCAACTTAGGCTCATCATATTCAGTAAACAGTTCAATCTGCGATGTAAACCAGCAGTGCAAACAGCGATCGCAACTATAACAGATATTCACGTATCCTCTACAATCTTTGCAAACTCCTAAGTCATTACTCGTTGGAATATCGAAGCAATGGCAATATCTTTCGTCATTTAAGTATTTACTCATTATTTGCTTCCTTTCGTTTTAATCAAGTCAACTAATGCAAAGAACGCATATAATCCAATTCCGACTAGTGCTATTATAATAACTTTATCAATTACTGATAATTCCATTGTTGTAACTCCTTTCCTTAACTCGATGTATTAAGTATAACAAAAAAACTCTAAGCCGTCAAGCCTAAAGTTTCAATCTTAATATTATTGTTCTTTCAATTTATTCTTGAACCAAATAATGCGTTCTTTAAACCAAGCCTCAACTCCTTCAGGACGTAGCCATTTACCTTGCTTCACACCGTTTTTTTCCATGAACTCAATCACTTTAGTTGGAGTTTCTAGGTCGTCCCACATAGTATATTGTTTTGCTGAATTGAATTTACTAAACATTTCAAGTGTTTCGATGTAGCTATCTTTCAAAAGTTCCGTGTCAAGCAATTTTTGGGCTTTCTCAGCACGTTTAGCGAGTCGTTCGTTAGCTTGTTCCAGTTGTTCTTTTTGTCGCTGTAAGCTCAAATTATGGTTGATATAAGCGATTTGCTGTGCATGTCGTCCAAGTTTGCCTTGCGTATTAAGCTCGATCAGTTTAGCCATTCCCTCGCCAAGAATTTCATCAGCCACAAAGTTATACTTGTATTTTTTGTTTGTGTTTCGTACGTAGTTATCAAGCGTTTGTTTAATTTTAAGTTTTTTGTGTAATTCTCTTAATGTTGTCAATTTAGCACTCCTTCATATATTTTACCAAACTTCAAAGCGTTAATTTTAACTAACTGCTTCAAGTCTGATATAAATTGCTGTTCTCCGTCGAAGTCAAATGGCATTGATACATTTTCCTTGATCCAAGTGAAAGCTCCGTCAAAGTCTTGTCTTAGTAAGCTCATCTTATCCACGATATCGATAATTTGCTCTTTTTCCTCTGATGTGTACATGTAACCAACTTTCTAGAAAGGAAGTTCTGATTCATCAACTTCAATCGGTTCAGATTTTCCAAATAAGTCCTGTTTAGCTTGTGATTGACTACTATTATCATTAGAGATAAACACTTTTTCAACTGTGGGGAAAACAAAGTTGTAATTTACGTATTCGCCTGATTCCTTAGCTTGTACACGACCGCTTACTGTTACGATGTCCCCTAATTGAATGAAGTCAGGCAAGAACGCTGAACCGTACGCGACTTTTACGTTAGAACCTTTTTCTTTTTCAAATAAAGGTACTGAAATAATTTTCTTGTCGCCTTTTGCTGTGCTTACTGTACGTGTATTTTTTTCGTTCGCTTGTGCTGTAACTGTGATGATTGCCATTTTTTATTTTCCCTCTGTTGCTTTCCAAATTGTCATAATATCAAAGATTTCTTTTTTTGTCTTTGTTTTAAGTAGTTCCATATTAGGATATCCTAGTTCTTCAGCTCTATTTAGCGCTGGCTGGATCTCACGAAGTCGTTGCTTTTCTGCTTCAAGTTCTTTCTGTTCTTCTGTCAAGTCGGGCAAATCTTCGTTTGCGTAGATATATAATCCTAAACCATGACGAGCGATCGCCTTAACTAGTCCGCGTTGAATGGCTTTATTTACGTCCATTGAAGTAATTTTTTCAACTGGGATAGATTGGTTACGATAGTCCATAACAGGTAGATACTCAATGTGTTCTAGGCCCTCAATAGTCATACCAACCTTAACCCAAGCTGTGTGACCGTCTGTGTGATAATTTAGCCCTTTTTCATTTTCATAAACTTTACTGTTAGCTTCAGGATAAACTTTTTTTACCTCTGCCCAAGCAAACGCCCAACTCAGATAGTCAAGATTATTCTTTTTACTCTTTTTATCATTAACATTAATGACGCTTAATTTTTCAAATACGCTCATTTTCTCCTCCATTTGAAGCGGCCAGCACTTTTTCTTTTTCCGTTGCAACATGCACTTATACTAGTTGCATCAATCCCTGTTTCTCGTTCTGCTTGTCTCATTGATTTAAATACATTTAATATATTATCATTTAAGTCTAATTGAATAACTTTTTGGGAGAGTTTTTCAGCAACCCTTTTTGTTCTAGTGCCATGTATGGCGTTTTCTCTTTCAGTGCACCATTCAAGATTACTTAAATCGTTATTTAACTTATTTTCATCAATGTGGTTAACTTGAGGCTTTTTTCCAGGGTTGTCTATAAAAGCAGTTGCTATAATTCTGTGCAGGAGCAGATTTTTCCTTTTATTATGTTTATATAAGCAATGCCTTAAATATCCGTCTTTAGTAATCCAAGGTTTAAGCATTATACCGCTTTTTATATTTCTAACTTTGCCTAGATTAGATACTTCATAATTTTCAAAACCCTCAATTTTAACAAAAGTTTCAACTTCGCTCATTTTCTCCTCTTTCTACGATAAATACGTTCCCTTGTCTTGTAATTTCTATATTATACTTAAGCATTGGTAAAATGTATCCGTCGTCCCAGTAGTTCCACAAGTCATTTATTAAGACATATAAGCACTCGTTAGGTTCTGCCCTATACTTTGTCTCGTTCATTTCTTTGAGCTCCTTAGACAGCTTTCTGACGCCTCTGGCATAATGTTTACTTGCTTTTTCTCTGGCTTTTAAACTTTTGTAGTTGCTTTTCATAAATGAACTTTCTAATATCTTCTTTCTGCTGTTTTTCCTCTTTATCAGACCAGCCAACCTTTTGACCTTTTCGCTTGCCACTTTGATAAACTCGTCTGTTATCTTCTGGAAAGCCATTTTTCTCGAAGTATATTCTAGCATATTCAAAGTAATTTAAGCTGTTTATGTACTGCTGACTACCCTTTTTATGATAATTGAGAGTAATTAATCGCCTTTCAGCTAGTGATTCGAAAGATGTTATCATATTTCTTCTTCAATGAAACCTAAAGTTAGCAAGGCTTTATATTCTTCACTATCTTTTTTAACTTCAAGTGCAAATTTTTTATTTCCCTTTAGTTCATTTGTTAAACCTGCATAATATAATGGAGTACCTCCGCTACTATCAGAAAAGTTATAAAACTTATACTTAGATTCAATTAATTCATAACCATTAATGACAGCTTCAACCATTTTCAATTTATCAGAATTTTCAAAAGCTCCACTTTTTAAATCATCACCGTCTGTTAAATTATATCCCCAACCAAAACGAGTGATGTGATAAAGTGCTTTTCTTTTGTTTTCTTCATCTTCAAAGTCTCCAAAAGTTGAAAGAAATTCAGCTTGTTTTTGCGTTAATTTAACTACCATTTGTTAATTCTCCTTTATTTCTATATATACTATTATATCAAAATTATTTACTATTGTAAAGTATTAGATGATATTTTTTCATTTATTTCTACTTTTAATTGTAATGCTCTAATCAATGCACGTTTAGAATAATCATTTTCGCAAGCTGTATGCAATTTTTTCGACTGTCTGACTAGAAATTCAGCACGTCCAAGCCATACTTTGAAAAGTTCATCATTATTCCATTCTGCTTTTACCATTTCATCTAATGCACGATATAGCCAGCCATATACTTCAGCGTGTAAATTAATTGCCTTGTTTTCGTAATTAATCATTTTCTATTACCTTTCCTTGATCTTTAGCTAAGTCTAAGAAAGCCTGTGCCGATTCTTTCGTCGTTTCGATTGGAGTTTCAGCCTTTACTTTTTCCACTAGTTCGCTATCTGGTTCTTTTTTTGATTTATTGACGCAAGTGAATACTGAATCAACGTATGAAAAGTTTAAATCATCGTCAAACTGATATCCACGCGCTTTGACTGATAACTTAGAGAAGTCGTTATGCTTGCCACGTTTAGGGCTTAACATTAACATAAATTCTGCCCATGCTGTTAGAGTAGAACCACCCAAGGCGTCACTAGGCTTTACCATATATGCTTTATCGTCCATTGAGTTTGCATAAGCTGATTTGTTTGCATGAGCTACTAACAAGAAAGTAACGTCTTGGAAAAGTAACTTTAAGCGTGTAATTCTCCTAAGCATTGGTTCAAAGTCTTTACCGTAGATAATGTCTCCATTTCTTAGCATTGTCATTAAATTATCCAAGATCACGAATTTTATATCATTTTCTTTAATGTATTCATATAATAAGTTCATGTGGTGCGAATCATCAAGCATAAACTCGCCACCTGTTAAGAAATGCAAGTCTTCTGGTGCAGTGTCTTTATTTCTAAGCCTTTTGTTTAGTTCTCTGTCCGTGTCCTCATTGTCGATGTATAGTGTCTTACTACGCTTTGTGTCATAACCAAAAAAAGGTAGTCCTTGCGATACCATTAAAGCCATGTGCATTGCTAGAGAGCTTTTAAACGACTTAAACGGTGCTACAAGTATTCCAGCTTGCGAACTTGGCATTAAAGTATCAATAAGCCAGTCATCTTTTAAATTTATTAAGTCTTCTCGCTCTTTTAAGTGCTTAGCTGTCTGTACTTTATCAAATAGGCTAGTCATTTTTTTCTCCTTTAGTATATAATAACAAAAAAGACTTGAAAAGTCAAGCCTTAAATCTATTAAGTTCATAAATATGTAGCCATAAGCAATAGGCTAGTCACTAGTCACCTCCATTGGCTCTGATTCTACGCAATAAACTTTGAATGGTTTTTCTTCTTTTACTCCATTTCCGAAAAATAGCTCCCATTGATAATTTAATAAAACGCAAGTCTTAATAGCTTCGTGTTTTTTTGTATAAAGAGACAATCGTTTCCCGCTATAATTTTTAGCCACCATGTCTTTATTAGTTGTTAGTGCCACATAGTAAATTTTCATTTATTTCTCCTTTATTATATTTATATCTTATCATTTCTTTTTGTATTTGTCAAACAGTAAGTTTTTCCCCCCGTCAAGTAATTACTAGAGATTCTTGCTTGAAAGTTAATTTGTTATTTGTCGTAAGCTCTAATTTAGTGTAATTACTCCGCTCATTTAATTTTACATGCTGTGAATTGGCATAAACTAATCAGCACAACCTGTCAGCAAATGCTGCAATTTCAGTAAGTAAGTTAAACAACGGCTTTCAAATAGTATAAAACTAAGACACCTTAAACTTAAATACTTATCTCTTATAGAGTTACATGGGGTTTATGTAATCAGGTATTCTCGACTTCATAGCTTACTCAGCTCGTTTTGATGTTTATCACATCGCTATACTTTCGTACCTCAACCGCCTATGGGTTATATATTCAATTACATAGATAATAATAACATAGATATTTTCACTTGTCAAATATTAGATACTTATATTTTAACATATTGTATTTTACACTTTGAGTTATCCTATGTTATGTAAATTATTCTTGTTTTCTTAAACCTTTCACAATTCCAGTACAAGATAAAAAGATTATCAAACACTCCGGAATTCCTTTAGAAATCTTACAAACAATAAGCTAATTGTGCTTACTGATACCATACTTTACAAACAGGACACTCAATGCACTTACGTTCTGCCACTTCTAGTCAAATTGCGGTCAAGCGTGAAACAAAAGCCCTAAGGGGCTAATTTCTTTTTTTAATATAATTTATTTATTTTCCCCTAAATCAAAATGTATTGCTGGCTGATTGTTCCATAGTTCTAATGTTTTCTTGTCTACTTCTGGCTGATTCATATATTCTCTGTTCATTCTAGCTCTTGTATTATCTACTTTAAGTTTAATACGTTTCTTGTATTCCTGCTGTCGTAAGTACATTAGATATTTATCTCTAGCCATAGTTACCTCCTATAAAGAGTATAACACAAAATGCCTACAAAATCAATCATAGCTTACATAACAGAGGATAACACTACTCCAAAAAGTGGATATGCTATAATAAATACAGAAGTTAAGAGAGGAAAGCAAATGACAGAAGAACAGCTACTATTTAAGCAAGAAACATTGTCAGAAGTTGACTTTAACGAGTTCTTACTCAACGCTGTTGAATGTGGTTTGATTAATCTTGATACAGCTTTAATTTTTAAGGGAGAATAAAGAAATGAATAAAGAACATGTTTTAGCACAAAAAGAAGTATTGACTCCGATTGAATATGAACATTATGTTAAACACTTATTTGATATTGGAGAACTAAGCAAAGAACTTTACATTGAATTGAGTTCTGATTTATGAGCAAAGCATTAGCGATTGACTTTAGCACTTCTAATACTGGTTATGCGTTTCGCAATCCTTTAACAAATGAGTATGTAGTCGGTTCAATTGCAGGTGGTAAAAGTAAAGACCCTTTGGAACGTGCAAAGATTATAGCTGACGGCATAACAGAAGTCATTGAGCATTACAACTTATTTGACTACTTTATTTATATTGAAGAACCTATCATCACGTTCAAGTCTAAGGGTAACATCTCATTGATTAGAGCTAACGGTTCATTCTTAGGAGTAATGCGTAACCGTCATAACATTGGGTATGTTGATATACCAAATTCTAAATGGTGCGGTTATCATCTCATTAAAGGTAAAAGTGCAATGCGAAAAGAACAAAGCATTGAGATACTCAAGAGCTATAACATAGTACCTGATAATGATATCAATGATGACCAAGCGGACGCCTTTTGTATCTTACTCTATGTAGAAAGTCAGGATAAGTAAATGATTGTAATTAACATTGCCTTGGTTATTCTTGGCATTTTATATGGTGTAGGTTCAGTCACCAACTTTAAAGAGTGGTACTATCGCCATGACTATCTAGCTATTATACTAAGTATATTTACATCTATCTTATTAGTAGCGGCTGGAGTATTAAACGTGGTGTACTGATTGACGGTACTTAAATGTTATAGAGTTGACAGCCTTGGGATATAAGCTAACGGAACTTCAAATGGTTCGAGTCCATTATATCTCTTTCTCCTTTATTTTATTATATGTTACAAGTTATAGTTCTAGGTATTGAGCATATCATGGCATATAATAACACATCATAGTATAATAGTATTACAGCTCTGCAAAGAGAAGATGAGGGTGCGACTCCCTTTGTTGTGTTAGTGGTGTATAGTCCATAGAAGAAGTGCTAAGCTATTGCGCAGTACCTTGGCACAACTATACAAGACAGCTGGTTAGAGTAATAAGGTGTACTGACGTGGTGTAGGGTTCGATTCCCTACTGCTCTATACGATAAGGGAGAAGCAAATGATTATATTATTATTTATTATTATGTTGTTCATTAGTCCACGTATAGCGTTGTTGTTATTGCTGTTGGCTATTAACCCAGTGTTCGTATTGCTATGGCTATTAGTATGGCTTGCTATTAAACTATGATAGGTATTGCATGGTCGGTTCGTGGTTAGTTATGATAGATAGAATGGAATGATTATGGGTAAAGGTAAGCACAATGAATGGCAACAGGTAAGAGTTAATAAGCTATATGAAGATGACTACGAGCCAAGAAATAAAGTAATCAGGAAAAGAATTAAAAATAAAATAAATAAAGAGATAAAGATGATTTTGTCAGAAAGAAAATAAAAATAAAATAATTTTTTATATATACCCCCCCCATTAAGTGAAGGTCTAAGGGAAATTTT